CAAAACCCCGCACAAGGGGTTTTTTTATGCCAATATCTGTCTGCGGTCACTTTGATCGTAACCAGCGAAGGAGAAGAGAATGGAATACGGAGAGATCTTCCAGACGTTTATGGGCAGCGGCAAGTTCGACGCCAAGGGCCGCGAGATCGGGTACGCGGTAGTGTTCCGCGACAACGGCACAGACTTCCGTTGCTACGTTCAGAACACCCGCAAGGTCAACGGAGAGTGGGCTGAGTTCGGTGTACCTCAGCGCAGCCGGTCATTCGATTCCCAGCAGGCTGCAACCAACTGGGGATACAAGACCGCGAAAGAGCGATTGGCGAAGTAAGAGAGGCCCTCCGGGGCTTCTTGCGAACCAACAAGGAACCATCATGGATCCAACATGGTTCCTTCAAGGTTCCCACATGGTTCTAGCATCAATCTAGAATGTCCTGTAAAATCAACACTCCAACGCAAAGAGACTGAAACTATGTCGGACGCGAACAACTTAGAGGCTGAGATAGCCGATGGCAAGGTAGGGGCATTTAAGCTCAAGAAGAAGGCCAAAGAGGCCGCAACCAAAGCCTACATTGATGCTATCGGTATTCAAGAACTTGAGAACCAGATAGCAGAGAACCGCCAGCAGGAGACCATTAAAGCGTTCTCTGGTGCTCAGGTTGAGGCCGCAAAGAAGATTGGACGCCCATCTAAGTACAGCCCAGCAGTAGCGCAGGAGATCTGCGAAGGGCTGGCTGAAGGGATTCCATTGAGAGAGATCTGCCGCCGGGATCATATGCCTGAGTGGCGTACTGTTTATGATTGGATGGCGCGGGATGACGCTCTATCCACAGCAATCGCGCACGCACGCGACATTGGCTACGACAAAATGGCCGAGGAGTGTTTGCAGATTGCTGATACGCCCGTAGAAGGGCGCAAGATCGTTGAGACTGATGACGGGAAGGTCATGTATACCCGCGAGGATATGCTGGGCCACAGGAAGCTCCAGATCGAGACTAGGCTGAAGTTGCTGGCCAAGTTCAACCCCAAGAAGTATGGGGACCGGGCGATCCTTGCGGGTGATGCTGATAATCCCTTGCAGATCAACGTGCAAGCGACTGAGATGTTTGAGAGCATCCTCAAGAACGCCGAGATGACGCGGCAGATCGAAGAGTGACATCCCATTTTCACCCTCTTTTTGGGGGTCAAAGTGGGAAATTGTCTCAACTGCTCGCTGGCCAGTATCAATAGAAGTGGGAAATGCCGTCAAAAGTGGGGGTAAATTGCCTCCTGACGTGGTCGAGATCCTCAAGGACCCCGAAACCAAGCGTAAGTTCCTGACGCTACCGGTCGAGCAGCAGGTGGCTTGGGCATGGCGGATGAGGTGGCTTCAGCAGGCGCACAGGCACCAGATCATCCCTGCTGGTGACTGGTGGTCTATCTGGTTGCTATTGGCTGGTAGAGGAGCGGGGAAGACCCGTACAGCGGCGGAGCAGATATCTTGGCTGGCGTGGACTAACCCCGGCACCCGATCGCTTGTAGCGGCTCCTACGTCCAGTGACGTGAGGGCTACTTGCTTTGAGGGCGACTCGGGTTTGATGTCGGTCATTCCTTCGGCTTTAGTGTCGGACTACAACAAGGCGCTGCACGAGATCCGTTTGACTAACGGCAGCCTGATCAAGGGGATTCCCGCGAGTGAGCCTGAGCGGTTCCGGGGTCCGCAGTTCCATTTTGCTTGGGCGGATGAATTAGCGGCGTGGGAATATCTCCAAGAGGCTTGGGATCAGATTCAGTTTGGTTTGCGGCTAGGTAAGCGCACGATCATGATCTGCACAACTACCCCGAGGCCGAAGGACCTGATCATCGACCTGATCGGCCGGGACGGTGACGACGTAGCGGTGACGACAGCATCGACGTACACCAACCTCGACAACCTGTCCGCCAACTTCAGGAAGCAGATCCTGCAGTACGAGGGCACCACGCTAGGCCGGCAGGAGATCTACGCTGAGATCATCGACCCCGAGGAGTCGGGGATCGTGAAGCGCGATATGTTCAAGCTCTGGCCTGACGGCAAGCCCTTCCCGAAGTTTGAGTACATCATCCAGTCCTATGATGTTGCCACGTCTGAGAAGGTGCAGAACGATCCTACAGCCTGCATTACGTTCGGGGTATTCAAACCGCTCGACGGTCCAATGGCCGTGATGATCATCGACTGCTGGCAGGAGAGGCTCCAGTACCCGGATCTCAGGCCGCGGGTGATCGAGGAGTACGGCGCGGTGTACGGCGAAGGGAAAGAAAAGAAGCGCGTAGACCTGCTGCTGATTGAGGACAAGTCCGCGGGGATATCGTTGATACAGGACTTGCAGAGGGCGCACCTACCGATAAGGGCATACAACCCCGGCCGTGCTGACAAGATGCAACGGTTGAACATCGTGTCCAACATCATTGCTAGAGGGCGGGTGTGGATCCCTGAGAGCGGGACGAGGAAGGGATACGTCAGGGACTGGGCGGAAGGGTTCGTGAGCCAGATCTGCTCGTTCCCTGAGTCCACCCATGACGACTTCGTGGACGCCTGCACGCAGGCTCTGAGGTTCCTGCGTGACAGTGGCTGGCTGGATATCGATCCCCCGCCTGATGATGACTGGGACGAGGATGACTATGCGGACAGTGGCCGATCGCGCCGGGTAGTGAACCCGTATGCGCAATAAAGCTGTCATCAGGATGATGGGGTACGCAAGTAAACTCTTGGTGGGCGATGTGCCCTACTTGAAGGAGGTGATCATGGTTGGTGGATTCTTTAACGGCGACAACAAGTCGATCGCTGTTGTAGCCGAACGGATTGAGTTTGAGGCCGAGCACAATGTCTCGGAGTATTCAGAGCAGACGATCGAGAACTTCAACTTGACGGTGGCGTTGCTGAAGTGCGTCGGCGACATGGTCAAGCGTATTGACTACCTCCTGAACGGAGACGAAGACGAGGACACGTTTCTCGCGCTTTGGGCTGATCGTTTTGGCGTTGACGAGTCCGAAGATGATGAGGATGCTGAGGATGAGGATGCTGAGGACGAGCAGACTGACGACTAAAGTTCGCTAACGTCGATTAGGTTACCCCGGAAGTCCAGCATCCCTTCGGAGTGTTTCCGGGCAATCTCTGGCCACAGTAATTGGCTATCGCGGATCGTTAGTACCGCAAACCCTGAGCGCCAGTTGGCCGGGTTGTCTTCCATGTAATCTGAGAACTGTGGACCGTCAGTGTCCGCCAATGTTCCGGTATCTATACCGAATCTCGTGCCGTTATAGTCATCAAACGGGGTGACTTTGAGGCTGTGCAGGTGCCCAGTGCAAATCGATTTACCGCTCCCGACGGCGTTGTTGTGGGTAGCGTGAACGCCGTTCTTGTAGCGGTGCTTGACTACTAGGTTTGGAGTAGGCCAGCAAGTCCAGCAGGGAGTCCACTTAGGGAAGTGGTCCTTGAGGGTGAGCCCTTGGACCCCCTCGAATTCGGGCACGAATGAGCTTAGGCGCGACTCAAACCTAGCGTCATGGTTACCGAGCGGCCAGACGAGTTGCGTGTGATGGCGAGCCTTGTGGCAGGCTTGCTCAATCTCGGTCATGGCTTCCTTGCAGGCGTCTAGTTCCTGTTTCACGTTTGGCCGCTGGCTCCAGCCCGATCTCGGGTGCCTACTGATCGCGGCCCCGTCGAATATGTCGCCGTTAGCGATGACCATATGCGGTTTAAGGGCCTTTATCGCCCATAGGAGGCCCTTGAAGGCGGTTGTGCGGATACCGGGCCAGAAGTGTGCGTCGGAGAATACGAGGATGATGCCGTCGGTCATACCACCGATATGGCGCATCTTCGTGAGGTGGTGCTTTGGCTCAAACTGTGGGCATTTGGCCACTTCTGATTGGAGGAGGATCTTGTGTTTATTTTCAACGATGCGGCGTCTTTTGTGGACGCTGCGCACTGTTATGCCGACCTCATCAGCGATCTTCTGGGGGCTACGAAGCCGCTCCCAGAGTTGGATGAACTCATCGTCGGTGATTACCATAGCGTGCCCATATGTTGTGCAGACCGCTTGATACCAGAGGGTAGAAATGTTGTCTAGCGCACAATGAAGAAAGGTGTTGACAAGATGCATCTAGATGAACTATCTTTGCTGAGTTAGGTGTGGAAAGCCTATAAGAGAGCCGTTAAGCCTGATTCCGGCCCCGCAAGGGGCGCACCCCGTAATGGGGGGATTTCCACCGGAGTCAGACTTAACGGCTTTTTTGTTTTCTGCGTCCGGCCGTACCCTTCGCGTTAGCAGAGCACCTAAATGGGTGGCCGAGGAGAGAACATAGGCTCGCGTACACCCGTTGTGGCCTCGCGGCGTTCCAGAGCGACCGCACAAGACGGAGGTTCCCCAGTGTGACTTGGGACACCATCGAGTGAATCTGGCGTCCAGCGAGTGCTGGGAGGGGATCCAGAGAGAATCCCTCCGGGCAAGATGGCCCTCCGGGTGGTAAGAAGCCGGGCGTGTCACCTTGGGCGAACTATGACTAAAAAGAGGGGAATATGAATAAGGCACCAATATTTGTTTCTTTTTGTACGCCGAATGGAAATTACCCGTGGTTAGCGGAGAACCTGAAAGCGTCATTAGATGACTTTGATCTGACGTGGGATGTGCGGGAGGTTGCGCAGTTCCCGAGTTGGCAGAAGGCTGTAGCTTATAAGTCGCAGTTCATCCTAGAGATGTTGGAGTTGCATAAGCGTCCGGTTGTGTGGATGGATGCGGACACTGAGGTGTGGCAGTTCCCGGAGTTGTTGTTTGGTCCGCATGACTTTGCGGTGTACAACTGGGCTGTTGATACGAACCACCATTTAGAGGGCCAACTAGACCGGGACAAGTTGTTGTGTTCTGGCGGGGTGATTAAGTTTGGGTACACCGATGAGGCGTTGAATCTAGTGAAGCGTTGGGCCGAGGCGATGAAGACTTCGGAGGGTGAGGATGATCCGGAGTTAGATCGGGCATATGAGAGGAACCTGAACGCTCTGTGGTTGCCTAAGACGTACAATCGGATGGATAAGCACACACATCACTGGTCATCAATTCCTGCGGAGTTGGTGGTCATCAATCACGATTATGTTGGCGGTGCTCATGGACAAGTGGATAGTCCACAAGGGGTTTGAGGGGTTTGCGGACCGGTTAACAAGCCTTTCCTACTGCATAGATATGGCGGTCAAGTACAACCGCAGGCTGTATGTGGATTGGACTGATAGCAACTGGCAGGAAGGGTTCTATCGGTACTTTAGCGTTGACGGGTTTGATGATCGGATGCCGGAGGGTGAGTGCTATCCGGAGTTCTGGACTGGGGCGTTAGCCAAACCTAACGGTGATTGGGCGTACCGGGTTCAGGACCTACTGGAGTTTGACCTGAAGAAGGCGGACGGGGATGTAGCGGTCTGGGTGCATCCGAATATGTGGTATCGGGAGTGGAACTTTGAGACGTTAGCGAAGCGCCTGAAGATGAAGCGATCGCTTGAGTTAGAGAAGATGCTCAATGTGCGGCCCCAGAAGGTTGTGCATCTGAGAGGGACGGACAAGGAGCACGAGCCGGCGAGGTTTGAGATGCTGCTTGAGGAGCACGGTGATGCCGCGGTTCTGTCTGACGATCGGCGGTTAGTTGACCGGTGGTTAGAGAGGCATCCGAACGCTGTAGTTCTGACGGACATCTTGACGGATGACGACAGGGGTGCGCACAAGGTTGGGGTGAAGGGGAGGGCGCGGCACGAGGTGAACTTGCGTGTGATTGCGGACTTCATGACGTTAGCGTTTGCGCCGGAGGCGGTGGCGTTGATTGAGGATAGTTACTTCTTCAAGTACGCGAGGATCTACGGCGGATGCTACAAAGATCAGATGACTTGACAGGCTAGGCGCGATATGATGGCGGATCTACGCAAGAGGCGGATATGGATCCACGCAAGGCGGCTGTAAAGAACTTGATCAATGAGTTTTTGTCCGAACTCAACAAGCCGGTCAAGGGTGCGCAGAAGGTATTGCCTGCTGCCGAACGTGCGGCCAACCTTGAGGCGTTCCTGTCAAAGTCTCAAGTACGGGAGCCGCTGTACCACGCAACGCCCAAGGACATCAAGGCGTTCAAGCCGGGTGGTGATGATCCCACAATGAGTGGCCGGGCGATCTGGACAACAACCAGCAAGACCAACCAACCCGCGCAACATAACATTGGCTCGCGCAAGGCTGAGTTCCGGGAGGGTGTTAACGTCATGCCCTTGCACGGCCGGGCAGAGCGTCCGTTGATGCTTGATGACCCCGTTATGGTGGATTGGGCTCAGAGTGTGTTTGCTGGCGGAAGCAAGGAGTTTCCTGAGTTGTTGCCCGACCAATGGCTAAATGAAGTGAAGGACGCCGGGTACGACTCGGTGATCTTAGCGGACCCTCACGGAAGGGGCGACCCGCATGAGGTTATTTTTTTTGAGCCGACCCAGTTGAAGTCAGCGCTCGGCAACCAAGGGACATACGACATCAACGACCCGGACATCAACAAAGCCACAGGCGGCGAGGTCCACGCAGCCGGCGGAGGACTGAAGCAGGCAGTCAAGGGAAAGATTGACAATTTTCTTGCGGAACTGAATAAACCTGCCAAGGCGGCCCCACAGGACGAGGCCCTGAGGCTTGCCCAGCAGCGTGCAGCGCTTCCACCATCACAGGGTGGGCTAGGTCTGCCAGCGAACAATACGCCTGAGCAGAGAGCCAAGGCGATGTCATGGAACACGCACGGATTTCACGCCACAAACGCAGACATCAAAAAATTTGATCCCAATCTATACGGAGCAAGCGATTACGGAAGCATTGGGCAGGGCGTTTATATTGATCCAAGCAAAAGCGCTGGGTATGCAAATTTAGTTGCATCAATAGTTGGCAAAGACAAGCCGGCAAATGTGATGCCGTTGCTTGTGCGGGAAGGCAATGTTTTTAATGCAGATCAACTTCCTTTAATAACCAACGCAAAAACAAGCAAAGAAGTCTCGAAGAATCTTAAAAAACTTGGGTATGACTCAGTCATGTCTGAAGTTAACGGGCAACCTAACGAAATGGTTGTGTTTGACCCAGACCGAGTGCGTTCACGCTTTGCGGCCTTTGACCCATTCCGCAGGGACGTTGCCACTGCTGCATTGTTTGGTGTAGCGGCACCAGATCTGTTGGCTCAAGAACAAGAGAAAGCGGCAGGCGGAGATGTTCACATGGCTGACGGTGGCGACCCGATGCTTGCGGACATCATGGAGCGGTTCAACACTCCTCGGAACAAAAGCCGGTACAGCGCTGGCATCTTTGATAGCAACGCACCGGGTGAGGTTAGGTCTGTCACTCCAACGGTGAAGGAGCGCATGGCCAGCGGTCTGCAGTCCGCTATGGAGCGTGCAGGATCAGATCGATACAAGGCTAGGCAGCGAGCCCAAACGATCGTTGGAGGGGAGAACAGCAGGCTTCCCCTTGGGTATGGGGTTTTAGACATTGGCGCGATGGTCAACCCAACGGTTGCTGCTGCAATGATTCCGGTGTACGCCGAGTCGGCCATGCACGATTTGGCCAACGTGCCAAATGCACTTAAACGCGGTGACATTATTGGCGCTGGCGTTGAGACGGGGTTTGGCCTAATGGACTTGATCCCTGCGATTGGCCAAGGGAAGCGGGTAGCCAAGGGTGTGGCTCAGGGCATCAAGAACGCAGTGACTAGCGATGCTGGCTATGACCTAGCGCAGAGAGTTCTGAACGCTACCGGCACGGCTCCTATACAAATAATGAAGGGGTCAAACGCTACGTCGGTTGATGACTTCATCAAAAAATTGTACGGAAATAAACCAACAGGAGAAGTAAATTATGTCACAGCACAAGAAGGACCCTTCTACCGAGTCAGCCCAAGCGGGGCTGGAGAAGGTCAGGCAAGCCGTACAGGCGTTCGAGAAGTTACTGGGACCGGCGAGGGAACTGGATCCGGAGGAACGGGAGCGGTTCGAGGCAAAGTGGCGAAACGCTACTCGCCTGAAGAAGTGGCCCGATTAGTTCGAGAGAACAACATTGCGCGGCGTGCTGCTGAGAAGTTTGGTGGCACGCAGACTGAATCGTTGCTAACGACCATGCCGCCAACGTCATTGGCGAAGCAAGGAGCAATTGGCCGGGCGTTTATGGAAGCGTCAACGGACAACCCGCAGTACAAGCAGGCTGTGTACGAGGCTTACGGCCGTCAAATGCCTAAACTGATGGAAACGATCGGGGCAAGGGATTACGATGACCTGATGAATAAAGCGTACCGTCAACTCAACTACGAGACGGCGCAGCAGTTCAACCAGATGCCGGTGAATATGTCTTTCCACCGTGCTGGCGAGGGTGACTATCGCTCCAGCGGGGAAATGCTAGAGGACGTTCACGGCAACCAACACCTCTATGTGTTTCAGGGTGGCGAGCCCCACAACATGATGAGCGACGTGGATCCGCGCACCGGTTTGAACCAGACGGAGCAGTTCCGGGCGGTCCACGATCTTTTTGGCCACGCCGTGCATGGGAATGAGTTTGGGCCCAAGGGTGAGGAGTTGGCGTTTGGCGCACACAGCCAGATGTACTCGCCGCTGGCCCGGATTGCGTTGGCCACAGAGACGCGGGGCCAGAACAGCGTAGTGAACTACACGCCGCTTAACGTCGAGTTGAAGGCCGAACTAGCAAAGTTGGATGCGTTGCGTTACGAAGCAATGCGCCGAGGCGACGAGGGGCTGGCCAACGAGATTGCGCAGCAAAAGCGTGCGCTGTACGGTGAGAACTTTCAATACTCACCTAACCGCGGGTTGCTGCTGCCGCCTGAGTTTACGGATCCAATGTATGAAGGTGGATTGCCGGAGTACATGAGCGGCATCTTCAGGCCGTCTCAGGGGACCTCTGAGCGGCTGACGCACTTCAGCCATGACCCAAGCCTTACCATGACGGACCCGAGCCGCTACGGGACTGGCATACGGGGCGAAGAGTTGTACCGCCTGCAGGGATCGAAAGCGCCGGTGATGGGCCGGACTTATTTCTATCGCGGTGACGACCCGCGGCCGGAGGCGGGGTTAGGCCGATACCGTTATGGTACACAGGGCGAGGACCTGTACAGTATGGCCAGCGATCCAGAACGGTTGGGATTGTTGGCCAGAGAGGCAAACAGAATGCCATTTACCGCCCGGAGCAATCAGGGGCTTATTAATGAGGATCAGGCTTTGACTGACTTCGAGCGGCTTGCAAAAGAGTATGGGTACGAGGGCCTGTTAGGCGATCGTGCAGCCATTATGTACAACCCTGCGGCGGTTGAGCGTTACGCTCACGGCGGGGAAGTTCACATGGCAGCAGGCGGAGATTTTGCAAAAAAAAGAGCAAAAGAAGCAATTAAAAGTGGCGCAGAAGCCATCGATGATTTTCTTAATTTTCTCAAAACAAGAGGAAGCGAACGGCTCTCTCCAAACTACACAAACCAAGCCTTGAGCGATCAACAACAAAGGATGGCAGAGCAAATTGCTCAAGCCAATCCAAGATTGGCCGCCGAGAATGTTCAGAAAAAAGCGTTGCAACAAGCACAAAAAAAACTTGAATGGGAAAGAACTGAAAAACCCGGTCTTGTCAAGAGTTATGGCGCGTTAACGCCAGCAAGTTATTCTGAAAGTATTTTAAAAAGAAAACGCAACACACCTGATGTTGTACAAAAAAGAATTGATGAAGCCAACAGGTTTTTAGATCAACCAACAGAAGCATGGACTCCGCCCCCTCCTGAGTTGCAAGCATTTGATCGATCTTTGATTAAAGACGCGCTCACTGGATTTCCCGGCGTTCAACAGTCAACTTTCCCGCGGGACATTCCTTCAAGAAGCAGCACTTCTTATGTAGACGAATTGTATGAGGACCCACAAAACCGTGCGTTAATCAAAAAACAAATTATGCGTGGGTTGCCGTTAGGCGGCGAAACTTTCTACGCATCTTTGTATCCAGTAAAAGTTGCAACGCTTGAAGCGGGAATGGCTCCTGATGCTTTTGATAAGTGGGTTCATGCAATGGCACCCGCTTCGGCAAGAAATTCAATTATGAATGAGATGGCAGTGGGCCAATTCTTGCGGAATCTTCATGCCAAAGGCATTCCATTAACGGAAGCCAATGTTAAACGGGCAATGGAAGATTTTAAAAACACCTATGGCATGGGATTGCCTTTAATGCCCGTTCACCGTGAGGGTGTGGCGGATGTTCTTGAAGGCGGTCGAAATTTGCGCGATATGAGTTTGGCAAATATTCCGACCAACTATAAAATTCCAACTTATGGGACGCAGAAAGCTGGTGACTTTGCCGGATCAGTGGTGCTTGACACACACGAAGCTGCTGGCGAAACCCTTGGCAGCAGATACCACCCATACTTTAGTGAACAAGGGGGATTTAGCAATGCTGAATATCATCCCGGAGAACAAGGAATGTTGGGAATTGCGAGAGAGCTTGGCAACATTCCCGGCGGTATGGCCCAAGCCGGCCGTTGGTTTGGCGGTGGAGAGTTAACCGGGTTGATTTCCCCTCGCGGTGACGCATTAGATTTGCTTGAAAAACAAATGGCGTACACATTGCACAACCAAGGTAGACAACCGAATCCTGCCAACATCAGAAAAGAAACACTTGATCAAATTCGCTCGCTCGAAGGTGTGCTTCTTCCTTGGTGGATGAGAGGCGGAATGCCTGATTACCGAACGACGGGTCTGCAAAGGAAAGAAGGCGGAGACGTGTCGCTTGATGATTTCCTTGCCAATTTAGAGAGCACTCATTGATGGCTACCGAGTTCCCAATCGATCCAGAGTACAACCGATTTATTGACGGTGAACCTGACGACGCTGGCGCTGAAGAGCCCCAGCCAGAGTTCAACATTGATGATTCCAACATTGAGGAGTTGCCTGATGGGTCTGCAATCGTCCATATGGAGACCGAGGGTCCGCTAGACAACGAGGACTTCTACCAGAACCTTGCGGATAGCGCGGACTTCGACTTTTTTGAGATTGACGGACTTGCGCTGCGGTACATCGATTTTGCGGAGAAGGACAAAGAGGCTCGCAAGGAGCGTGACAAGCAGTACGAAGAAGGGATTCGGCGTACTGGATTAGGCAATGATGCACCCGGCGGGGCCAATTTTAACGGCGCAAGCAAGGTAGTTCACCCGGCGATGGCCGAGGCTTGTGTTGATTTTGCTGCGCGATCGATCAAGGAGATGTTCCCGCCTGACGGCCCGACCAAAACCAAGATATTGGGTGATGTTGACGATGCGAAGGTCAAGCAGGCCGAGCGCAAAGTTGAATTCATGAACTGGCAGTTAACGGAACAGATCGAAGAATTTCGCGACGAAGAGGAGCAGATGCTTACTCAGTTGCCTTTGGGTGGCTCGCAGTACATCAAGCTCTGGTATGACGAGAAGAAAAAGCGCCCGTGCGCTGAATTTTTGCCAATTGACAACGTCCTGATCCCTTTTGCGGCCGGAAATTTCTATACATCTCCGCGAGTTACCGAAGTCCACGACATATCGGACTATGAATTTAAAAGCCGGGTGCGTTCTGGGCTGTACCGGGACGTGGATTTTGTCAAAACCAGCATTGATCCTGAACAGACGGGGCCTCAGAAGGCTACCGACAAGATCGAAGGGAAGCGACTGGGCGACAACGAAGACGGAATCCGGCGGATTTATCACGTCTACACCTACTTGGAACTGGACGATGACCGGTACACCAAGGGTGAGATGGCTCCGTACATCCTAATGATTGATGACCAGAACACTGAGGTGATTGGTCTGTACCGCAACTGGGAGGAAGGCGATGAAACGATGGCCAAACTCGACTGGATTGCGGAGTTTAAATTTATCCCTTGGCGTGGTGCTTATGCTGTTGGGCTGCCTCATCTTATCGGCGGCCTATCTGCTGCTCTTACTGGTTCACTTCGCGCCCTTTTAGATACTGCGCACATCAGTAACGCGGCCACGATGCTCAAACTGAAGGGGGCGAAGGTCTCTGGGCAGTCGCAGCAGGTGGAAGTTACGCAGGTTAACGAGATTGAAGCTGCGCCGGGGGTAGATGACATCCGCAAGCTGGCGATGCCGATGCCGTTCAACCCGCCCAGCCCGGTTTTGTTTGAGTTGCTGCAGTGGCTGACGGTGCAGGCCAAGGGCGTGATCACGACTGCCGAGGAAAAGATTGCGGATGTGAACTCTAACACGCCTGTTGGGACGACTCAGGCGCTGATTGAACAGGGCGCGGTTGTTTTCTCGTCTATTCACGCCCGTTTGCACGAGTCGCAGGGCAAAGTTCTCAAGATTCTGAGCCGAATCAACCGCTGGTACCTCGATGACATGAGGAAAGGCGAGATTGTTGAGGATTTAGAGATCCGGCGCGAGGATTTTGCGCGGATGACGGACGTTGTGCCGGTTTCTGACCCGCATATCTTCTCTGAAACGCAGAGAATGGCCCAGACCCAAGCGGTTATGGCCATGATGGACAAGTACCCGCAGCAGTTCAACCAGAAGGCGGTGATTTCGCGGTTTCTGAAGCAGATCAAGGTGCCGGGGATTAACGAGTTGTTGATTGACGAGCCTGCGCCGGAGAAATCGGACGCCGTTAACGAGAACGTGTCGATGTCTATCGGTCAGGCGGCGTTCGCGTACCCTGAACAGGACCACTTAGCTCACATTCAGGTCCACTTGGACTACGCCAAGGACCCGGCGCTGGGTAGTAACCCCATGATTGCCGGTGGATACCTTCCAAAGGTGATGGATCACCTCAAGCAGCACATAGTTCTGTGGTACTTAGGCCGGATGAATGGCTACGCCACGCAGGCGCTAGGTGAGAAGGTCCAGCACTACGAGATCGAGAAGGATCCAAAGAAGATTGACAAGCTATTTGCCGCGGCAAGCAAGCACATCACGATTGACACTACGGAGACCCTTGCGGGGATCTTGCCGGTCATTCAGCAGATGATGCAGACTATGGAGCAGTTCAAGCCTAAGCCCCCGATGGATGCCTCTACTCAGGTTCTGATGCAGACCTCGATGGCCGAGACGCAGCGTCGGGCGCAGCGTGATCAGGCTGAAATACAGATCCAGCAGCAGAAGGCTCAGATGGACGCGCAAGAGAAGATGGCGCGGATGCAGATGGATCACCAGATCGCAACGGAAGATCTACAATTGCGGCTTGCTATTGCAACGGGTGATAATGAAACCAAAGAGCGTATTGAAACTGCAAGGTTGACTAGGGATGCGGCGCGTCTAAGTCACGATCAGCAGAAGACGGCTATTGAGTTTGCTAAGGGTGGTTTAGTTCAACAGGGGGATCAATATGGGTACGAGTGACGCAGAGCAGAAGGGGCCGCTGGTTCCGCAACATAAGCGTATGGCTCAGGGTGCGCCGATCAATGGTGCGCAGCCGGTAAAACAAACAGGAAGTGCGCTGCCAGCGAAGAAAAAGTGAAGACACTTGGCGACCTGATTGGCGGAATTAAGTCTAAGCAGTTTGAAATTGCTGCGTCCCTAGCCGCTGGAAATGCGGTGAATTGGGAGGCTTACATCAGGATGGTTGGCCATCACGCGGGGCTGCAAGAGGCCCTTGATATTCTCAACTCCTTAATGGAAGAAAAAGATGACTAACCAAGAGGCGCTGAAAGAAAGCGCTGAGTTAGCTTGGGCGTTTCCAAGCGTAGATCCCGGTGCCAAGCCACTTGGCGGCCGGATTCTTGTTCAACTGCGCCGGACTAAGAAGAAGACTTCTGGCTCCGGCATTATTTTGGTCGAAGAGACCAAGGAAACCGAGAAGTGGCAGAACATGGTGGCCAAGGTCATTCATGTAGGCCCTTTGGCGTTCAAGCATCGCGACACGATGCAGTCATGGCCGGAAGGCTCATGGTGTGAGCCCGGCGACTTCATTCGCGTTCCTAAGTGGGGCGGAGATCGCTGGGAGGTTGCTGTTCCGAGTGAGCCCGATGAGGATCCGGCTTTGTTTGCTGTCTTCAACGATCACGAGATGATCGCCAAGGTGACGGGTGACCCCTTGACTATGAAGGCGTACCTATGAGCACCGAAGACATTAAAGAAGAGATTGCGATCGTCGAGTCGCCTGACGGTTCGGTTATGGCCGAACTTCCTGAAGGGGTTGAAAACCCCCAGCAGGAGGCCGCAGGAGGCGATGATGACGCAGACCACCCCGATGATACGGACGCGCAGCGCGAGGCCCGTAGGAACCGGCGCAGGGCCAAGAAAGACCACATCCGCAAGTCTAACGAAGAGAAGGACACGCGCCTGACGTTGCTGGCGAAGCAGAATCAGGAATTGATGGAGCGTCTTGCTGGGTTGGAGCGCAAGTCCTATTCGGCTGATCTTGCGAGATTGGACAAGGCTATTGAGGACGAGGAGCTTCGTCTGAACTATGCCACGGCCAAGATGCGGGAGGCTACGGACAACGCTAACGGCACTGCGTTCACGCAAGCGCAGCAGATGTGGTACGACTCCAAGCGCAAGATTGAGGCGATGCACGGCTTCAAGTCTCGCGTTGCTGAGTCTGGTGAGCAGCAAAGTCAGGGGACGGTGAATCCGGATGCGGTGCGTTTAGCGCACCGTTGGATTGACAAAAATCCTTGGTTTGATCAGAACGGTGATGACGAGGATTCGCAAATTGTTCGCGTCATTGATCAAAAGATGATTAAAGAGGGATGGAATCCTTCTGATCCAGATTTTTGGGAAGAATTGGATAGTCGCTTGCAAAAGCGGATACCAGAGAAGTACAATCAACGTAGTGAACCAAACAGGAGCAGACCTAGAAGTGTAGTGACTGGAACGGGCAGGGAAACGGGTAGGGCCTCTGGGGGCAACACCTTCGTACTTGAACCGGAGCAGGTGCGTGCGATGAAGGACGCGGGACTTTGGGATGATCCAGAGAAACGTGCCCGGATGATCAAACGCTACGCAGCAGAAGCCAAACTTAATAGGAATGCTTGAAATGGACTCACGACTAAAGAAATCTCTCAGTGCCGGTGGACGTGAAACTCGCGCAAGCGAGGACGCAGAACGTGGGCCTGTTGAGGAAAAGTTCATGACCGCGCAGGAACGTCGCAGGATGTGGAGCGAGGAGTGGACACAAAGTGCGCTGCCAAAGGTTCCGGATATTCCGGGATGGCACCTTTGCTGGCTATCGACGACCAACAGTTACGACAGTATTGATAAGCGCATCAGACTTGGGTACGTTCCCGTTCAGGCGGATGAGTTACCGGGGTTTGAGAATTGGCGTGTAAAGGCTGGCGAAGACATAGGTTTCATTGCTTGCAACGAGATGCGTCTGTACAAGCTCCCGATGGAGTTGTATCAGGACATCATGTTGCAGATGCATCATGAGATGCCCAATGACGAGTCGGACAAGATCCGGCTACAAGTTGAGAACATTCAAGGTGCGCGTGACAGTTCAGGCAGAAGTCTGGGCAAGGTCGAAGGCGAAGGCTTTGGCGAATTGGACCGAACTGTTAGGACGCCGGTATTTTCCGGTTAACAAAGGAGTATTGCTATGTCAGCAGTTAGTGCTCCGTTCGGCTTGCGCCCCTCGTTCCACCCGTCTGGTCTGGATCGGGCTATTGCGCTCGCTAACGGTATCGCCTCGGGGTATTCCTCGGGCATTCTTAAAGGGCAACCTGTTGCCCTGAACACGTCTGGAAACATTATTGCCGCAACGGCTGGCAGCGCCTATCAGGGTGCTTTCGCTGGTCACGAGTGGACTGACATTTCTGGCCGCCGCCAAATCAGCAACCAGTGGGTCGCTAACACGGCCTACACGACAGGTTCTGAAGTCACCTATTACTACTCTGACCCGAATATCGTTTACGACATTCAGGCTAACGGTAGTCTGGCTCAGACCTCAATTGGTGATCAGTCAAACTTTGCCAGCATCACTGCAGGATCGACCACCACGGGTCTTTCGCAGTGCATGATCTCGACCAGCCTTGTTGGCTCGGGAGCAGTTGGCGATATGCGGATCATCGGCCTCACCCCTGCAGTTGATAACGACTGGGGTGATGCGTTTACGGTTGTTCAGGTTCAGGTGAGCCGCAGCCAGTACGTTGCAACCATTAACGCATTCTAAGGAGGGCAAGTTATGGCAGCCCCAATGCGCAGTACGGACTTCCGGAGCATCGTTGAGCCGATCCTCAATGAGTGTTTTGATGGAGTCTATGATCAACGTACCGATGAATGGTCACGGGTTTTCCGTGAGCAGACCGGTATCCCCCGTAACTACCACGAAGAGCCCGTCCTGTACGGTTTCGGCGCGGCACCACAATTGCCAGACGGAACTCCGGTTTCGTACCAGCAAGGTGGTGTGCTCTTCCTCCAGCGTTACGTGTACAACGTCTATGGTTTGGCGTTCGCGCTGACCAAAGTGCTGGTTGAGGACGGCGACCACATCCGTATCGGTAACGTCTACGCTCGTCACCTTGCTCAGTCGCTGATTGAGACCAAGGAGACGCTGTCGGCAAACGTGCTCAACCGTGCGTTCAATTCATCGTATGTCGGTGGCGACGGCGTCAGCCTAATCAACACCGCTCACCCGATTGTGAACGGATCGTTTAGTAACCAACTAGCCACCGCAGCCAACCTCAGCCAGACCTCGCTTGAGCAGATGCTCATCCAGATCCGTCAGGCAGTGGACAACAACGGCAAGAAGATTCGTCTGGTTCCACGTCAACTGGTGGTTGCACCGGGTAACGTGTTCCAAGCCGAAGTTCTGCTGAAGTCGGTTCTGCGTGCAGGCACGGCTAACAACGACATCAACCCCGTCAAGTCGATTGGCTTGTTGGATGAGGGTGCCGCTGTTCTGTCGCGTTTGACGAACCAGACCGCATGGTGGGTTCAGACCGATGCGCCTGAGGGCCTGAAGTTGCTGATGCGTCGCAAGCTCGAAAAGACCATGGAAGGTGATTTCGAGACCGACTCTATGCGCTACAAGGCAACCGAGCGTTATCAGGTGGGTTGGACGGATCCACGCGCACTTTACGGTACGCCGGGCCTCTGACGCCAAAACGGGGATCAGTCTAAGGGCTGGTCCCCTTTCTTTATTGATGGAATAAACTTTTCAAGGAGCAATTCCATGCCACAGTTCTCGGACGATTTGTTTCTGGGCCCAGCCCAGACTTATATGGGTACGGGTACTCGCCCGTTTTCCACCACTTTTACTGGCTCAATTTCCACCACGACTCTAAATGTCACCGCGCTTTTGCAGGGTGCGCCGCTTGTTTTGGGTATGTACGTTGACGGCTCGAGCGTCACCGATGGCACCTACATCACGGCTTTTGGTTCTGGCACTGGCGGGATTGGCACTTACACGGTAAGCGCTTCGTCAACCGCGTCTAGCACCACGATGACCGGTCATACGAACATTCAATTTGACAACCCATCGCCAATGGATTTGGGCGTTGGGCCATTGGGTCGGGTCTACATTTTTGATCTGGTTCCACAAACTCTTCAGACTGCAAACGTCGCTGCAAGTCAGACTCCGGCTGCTGCTGGCGCACTGACGTTGACCGCTGGCACATCGGTTAAGTCTGTTGTTCTGCCTAACGGTG